ACGGCAACGGCCTCTAGCGTACCCACGGCGGTCCCCCATTGTTTGCAACATCCACAGATGGAAGTACTTGGACAACGCCCGCCGCCATGAGTGGCAAGTCCACTACTTCTTATGCATATAGTGTAGCTGTTAACAGTTTAGGAGAATATGTGGCGGTTGGGTACGACGCCAGCTCTAGTTTCGCCGTAGCCACATATTCATATTAATTTAATTTTCAACACAGGAGTATTTCATGTCTTTTCTTAAAGAAATTCGCACACACCTTGCAGCTTTTGACTCAAAGGCAAAAACTGAAATTGAGGACTTCATTCAGCACTTAGAGGCAATCTACGCCGAGCACCAGGTTGTGGCGCTGTCACACGCGCGCAAGTCTTCCGTTCCACCAACAAGGCCCGACTCAGCCGTACAGGCAGCGCCCGTGGCCACTATATCCCCCATTCAGCAGCAAGTGATTGCAGCGGCGCAGGCAGCACAAGCCGCCGCACCTGCACCTGCACCCGCACCTGCACCTGAGCCCGTTGTGGCGCCAGTGGTTGACGTAGTGGCTGTAACAACTACAGCGCCGTTAGTACTTGCACCTACATCTATCACACCAATTGCAGCACCCGCCGCGGCTACAGTGAGCGCATAATGACAGACACCATTGATTTATTCAAGTACGGTCAACTGGTCGCTAACGTAGAGATACTTGAGAAAAAGATCGACAAGCTAGAGCAATCCGTTTGCCAGCTTATCGAGCTCGCAAATAAATCCAAGGGTGGGTTTTGGGCGGGGATGGTTATTGTCTCAGCTATAAGTTCCTGCATAGGGTACTTGACGCACTTTATAGCGATCAAGTAGTGGACCCGTTATCACTTGCTATGATGGCCTTTGGTGCCATCAAGCAAGGCGTAGCGATATACAAGGAGGTCTCAGGCACGGCACACGATGTGCACAGCATTGTATCGGACCTGGGGAAGCACGTTGGTGCTTTCTTTGACCACCAAGAAAAGGCCATAGAGCACCTTAAAGAAAAAGAAAAGAACCCGCCAAGGGATAGATCAGAGAGCGCGGTAGCGCTTGATAATATCCTGGCCCGAAAGCGTTTAGAGAACGCCGAGACTGAGCTACGTGAGCTGTTAATCTACCACGCGCCGCCTGAACTGGGAGCCGTATGGGATGATTTTCAAAAGGAGCGTGACAGGCTACGGGCTAAAAAAGCAAAAGAAGAAGAGCGGGAAAGAAAAGCCGAGCTTGCAAGGCAAATTAAACGTAAGGCCTTTGCAGACAAGTGGCACCTACGGTTTGCAATTATGTGCGCCGTGCTATGCGTGAGCTTCGTAATGTCTGGCGTGATGTACGCAATACACACAGACTATGAGGCCCGCAAACGAGCAAACGCAAAAGAACAAGAGTTCTTTGAGAGAAGTTGGGAAACAGACCCCAGGGTTGTGGAGTGTTGGAAAATAGTTAAAGAGACCAACATGCTGCCGAAGTTCTGCCAATAGGAGGATGACATGGACTGGCTAAAAACAATTTGCCCGACAATAGCGACGTGCCTGGGGGGCCCACTTGGCGGCCTGGCCTATGAGGCTGTCGCTAAGGTCCTTAACGTGTCGCAGGACGACGCTAAGAAGATGCTTGACGATGGCAAGCTAACCTCTGATCAGATCGCAAGCGTTCAGCTCGCTGAGGTGCAGCTAAAGGCCAAGGCGCAGGAGCTTGGGCTTGACTTTGAGCAACTGGCGGTATCTGACCGAAAGTCGGCAAGGGACATGCAGACGAGTTCGCACTCGTTTATTCCTCCCGCCCTCGCCATAATGGTCACGTTCGGGTTTTTTGGAATATTGGTCGGGTTGATGATGGAGACGTTCAAGACAAGCGACGCGCTCCTGCTTATGCTCGGTAGCTTGGGAACAGCCTGGACGGCCATTATGTCGTTCTACTTCGGTTCCTCGGCCGGCAGTCAGGCAAAAGACCGTCTGCTGCAAAAGTCTAACCCGCTGTAGCATGAAGAAGGCGCTACTGGCGCTCTTGCTGGTGCTTGACATATTCATCACCTGGCAATCACAAATAGAAAACTTAGAAGAGAAGATAATGGCAATTGCAAAATCAACACTGGCGTTCGTAACCAAAGAGGAGGGCTTTAAGACCAAGGCCTACGCCGACTCTAAGGGGCTAATGACCATCGGCGTGGGGCACTTAATCAAGCCAGACGAGGCGCATTTGAAAGAGGCTACCCTAAGCATAGACCAGGTCGAGGAGCTTCTCCAAAGCGATTTAAAGTGGTGCGATGAGGCTGTTACGCAAGCAATCAAGGTGCCTTTAAACCAAAACCAGTACGATGCGCTGTACAGCCTGTGCTTTAACATTGGCGCAACGCATTTCAGAGAATCAACCGTGGTTAAAAAGATCAACCAGGGTGACTTAGCCGGGGCCGCCGACGCCATTTTAATGTGGAACAAGCCCCCTGAGCTAGAAGGCAGGCGCAAGCGCGAAAGGGCCCTCTTCCTGGGGCTAGAACAGTAATAATTTTGCATTAGTATATGTAAGGACTGATCATCCTCTTTTCAAAAATAACCTATAGGATTTATAATGGACGGATTTAAAACACTACCTAAAATGCAGCACTTCAAAGAGGGTGGCAAGGTCAATGTAATGAATAAAGGCGGGACGACTAAGGTCATGTGCGCCGGTGGTAAGTACAAAGAGGGCGGCCTTGCTGACGCTAAACAGGACGAGAAGACGGCCAAAAAGGTAGTTAAGTCTGCGTTTGGCATGCACGACAGCCAGCTACACGACGGCGAAAAGACAGATTTGAGCAAGCTCCGTAAAGGCGGCCGCGCTAAGAAAGAGGGCGGAAATGTCCGCAAGTACAAGGCCGGTGGCGCTATTGAGATGAAGAAAGACTCTGGCGACTTGGACAAGATCAAGAAGATTAAGGACACCGAGCCAAAGAAAGCCGCTGCGCCGTCTGAGGCAGTGAAGCGCCCATCAGCACGCGCCAGTGACGTAGAAAAAGAGAAGGGCAAGCCCGCCGGAGATAACGACAAAATCAAAAAGGTCCCGCCCACTGGCGACAAGAAAGCCGACGCAGAGTCTAAGGCTAAGGCTAAACCCGCTAAAAAAGGCATTGACGCAATCGACGACATAGATGGTGCCGCAAAAAAGTTTAAGGCCGGTGGATCCATCAAGAAGATGGCCGCCGGCAGTCTCACAGGCAGTTTATTAAACCCAATGCAGCGCGAGCAGATTGCTCAGAGCATGTACCAGCCCGCTAACGTGGGCAACATTCCTCAGCAGCAGCCCGCGCCGATGATGCAGCCGCAAAGTCAAGCAATGGCTAGACCCCAACAAACTGGCATGATCCCACAGGGCATGCAACAACCGATGCAGCAATAATATGCCTATTCAATCAAAAGCACAAGAGCGCCTTATGCAAGGCGTTAAAAACAATCCTGAGTTTGCCAAGAAGGTAGGGATACCTAAAAAGGTGGGCGTAGAGTTTGTTAAGGCAGGCAAGGCCAAGGCCAAATTACCCGCACGGAAGTCATCCGGACGTGGGAGATAATCCTTGTCTTACTCTGGAACAACCAACCAAACCGCGGTTAATGTAGACCAATTAATCGCGTACTCGTTTCGTGACTGTGGAAAACAGGCCGAGGAGATGACTCCTGAGCTTGTTAACACAGCGAAACAAGCCCTATTTTATATACTTCAAAACAGCGTAAACCGCGGCCCCAACTTGTGGCTGCTGCAAAACGTTGTGCTTGGCGCGCAGTCTAATCAGCAGACACTATCTCTGCCAACTAACACGATTGACGTGCTTGAGGCTAACTGGGTATACATTCAGACGCCGCAAATATCTTCGGCGCTGCCAACAGATAACTCCACATCGGCCACGGTCTTTGACGGAAACCTTAACGGATTCGGCACGACCACAACTGGCGAAAACTATTTTGGCGCGTCTTATGGCCAGGCAACGTCTGTTTACTACGTCGGCTTTAACGCTTACAGCCCAACAAACGGATCAACGGCAACGTACAACCTGGCGTATGAGACCAGTAACGACGGCGTTACCTGGACAGCACAGTTCCAGATACCAACAACCACAGTGGCTGATAAGCAGTGGACCTACGTGCCCGTTAATATTACGCAGGGCTACTACTACCACAGACTGCGGGAGACTGTGGCGACAACGTTCTCAGTTCGCCAAATTGTCTTTGCGCAGTCGCAGCAAGTTATTCCACTGGCGCGGCT